TTGTCGGCAGCGTCTTTCGATGTTCCGGATTTCTTGTTCATCTTCACTCCATGAAGGTTACGATGAACCAGAAATCCTCCGTTGCTCAAACCCCTAAATCTGTCCGGTAGGTGCTGACGTCACACAGTTACCTGGTGAGGATGTGAAGTTCTCGAGCCCCGCGGATGTGGGTGGGGGCTATGAGGCGTTCCAATACAGAACGCTTCTTGCGGTCTCGGCCTCTCTTGGTTTGCCCTATCACTTGGTGACTGGGGATGTCCGGCAGGCCAATTACTCGAGCTTGCGTGCAGAGCTTGTCGAATTCCGGCGCCGCATAGGTCAGCTGCAACACGGGGTCATTGCCCATCAGCTTTGTCGGCCGATTTGGCGGCGGTGGCTGGGCGCGGCCGTTCTGGCAGGCGCTATAGATGTCGATCCCATCGCAGCACGACCGGTTCAATGGATACCGCCACGTTGGGATTGGGTTGATCCGTTAAAGGATATTCAAGCGCAGGTGCTGGCGATGGAGGCTGGTCTGACCTCTCGCCGTAAAGTCGTGGAAGCTACGGGCTATGACATTGAAGAGATTGACCGAGAAAACGCAGCCGATGCCGCGCGTTCGAAAGAACTCGGTCTCGGCTACCGAACACGTCCCGGGGAAACCCAAGGGGCGCGGGTAACGGCCTCGCCCGAACCAAATTTGGACGACATGGGGCACGTCCTAAACACCTAACACAAGGGAACTCATATGAAATCCTGGTATCAAATCCGGGCGCAGAACGGCGCCGCGGACAGTCACTCTGCGTCTGCAGAAGTGCTGATCTATGACGAGATTGGCGCCTATGGCGTCACCGCTAAGGGCTTTCTGGCCGAGCTTGGCGCGCTGCGTAACGATGCGGCCATTGATCTCCGCCTCAACAGTCCCGGCGGCTCGGTTTTTGACGCAGTCGCCATTTACAACGCGCTTAAACGGCATGCGGGCGACGTCACTGTTTGGATTGATGGAATTGCCGCTTCAGCTGCGAGCTACATCGCGATGGCAGGCGATCTGGTTATCATGCCGGAAAACGCCTTTTTGATGATCCATGATCCTTCGGGGCTCGTTGCGGGCACGGCCGAGGATATGCGGGCCACGGCCGAGGCACTTGATAAGGTCCAAGGCAGTCTCGCGCAGGGCTATGCAGCGAAGTCGGGCAAGCCAGAAGACGAGATTGCCTCATTGATGGCGGCCGAGACCTGGCTTGATGCCCACGAAGCACTGGAGCTGGGCTTCATCGACCGCATTGCCGAGCCCGTGAAGCTCGCGGCTTCCTTTGACGTTGCTCGGTTCCGCAACGCTCCGGCTCAAGTGATCGAGGCAGCGAAGGCACCCGACGATGCGGCCCCTCCGGGGGCACAGTCTGAGGGCGGTCCAAATAAACATAGCCCGCCAGATCCCGAACATGCTGCGGCACAGGTACCGTCTCTGGCCTGCGACGTCGCTTCGGTATCCCGCGCCTCAGATATCCGCGCGGAGGCGATTGCCCATGCGCGCGCCGTGATCGATCTCTGCCACTTGGCTGGAGAGCCGCAGATGGCAGGGACGTTCCTTTCGGCGGGCAACAGCATGGAAGAGATCCGCGCGGCACTGCTTGAGCGCAGAGCTGAAGCTGCATCCGACATCTCCACTATGCATGCGCAACCGGGGCGTGGCGCTTCCTCACCGTCTTGGGGCGATGTGATCGCCCGTACCTTCCGCACAAAAGGATAATTCAAAATGCCCACTCTTTACGAAACCCAACATGCGGGGGGCTTTCTCGTATGGGAGGTCTTGCGCGACTTCACGCGAGAAACTGTCACGATTGCGTCGGGCTCGGGCTCTCTCGTGCCTGGCACGGTGCTTGGAAAAATTACATCCGGCGGAAAATACACGACCCTGAGCCCGGGTGCCACAAACGGCAGTCAAAATGCGGCGGGCGTTCTCTGGGCAGGCGTAAGTGCCACAGACGGTGATGCCTCGGCGGTCATTATTCTGCGCGGCCCGGCCATTCTGAATGCCGGTGAAATCACGTGGCCGGACGGGATTACAGATGCCCAGAAAACATCCGCAACGACAGCCCTGGCAGCACTAGGGCTTCAGCTTCGCTGACCCTGTTTGAGATAAGGAACATATGAACATGGCTACCATGGATATTTTTGAAGGCGATGCCTTCTCCGTTATCGAGCTCACGCGAGCTTTAGAAAACATTCCCTTTAAACCCGCAATGATCTCCGGGTCGGGGCTTTTTAGTGAGCGCGGGGTTCGCTCGCGCACTGTTGTGATTGAAAGTCGCAATGGGACGCTGTCTCTCATACCGTTTTCCGAGCGCGGCGGGGGCTATGACCAGCAGCTTCCGGAAAAGCGGGAGGTGCGGGCCTTCGTGTGTCGTCAGTTTAAAAAACAAGACGTGCTTTGGGCTTCGGAAATTCAGGGCATTCGCGAATTTGGAACAGAAAGCATCACACAACAAACCCAAGCGGAAGTTGCCCGTCGTATGAAACGTCTCAGATCGGATGCAGAAGCCACTTTTGAATACCATTTCCTCAATGCGCTTCAGGGTGTGGTTAAGGATCCACTGGACGGCAGTACCGTGATTGATTTTGCAACCGAGTTTGCCATCACGCCAGCGGCGGAAGTGGATTTTGATCTGGACAATACAAGTCCTGGATCTGGGGTGTTACGTAAGCGGTGCCAGGCGATGATTGAAAGCGTCGAAGAAAGTCTCGGCGGCCTTGCTGTGGGTCCGGTCCAATTGCGTGCTGAATGTGGCTCCGCGTTTTTTGCAGACCTCGTGGCTCATAAAGAAATACGGGAGACCTATCTGAATACGGCCGCAGCGAATGAATTGCGGGGCAGGGTGGTCGATGAAGTGACGTTCGGGGGGATAACGTTCCGCCGGTACGGAGGGAATAGCACCATTGGTGTACCGACCGACAAGGCGATCTTTTATCCTCAGGGCATCGAAGGGCTTTTTGAGATTTATTTTGCGCCAGCGGATACCTTTGAGACGGTCAATACTCTGGGCTTGCCGCTTTACGCCCGGACCATTCCAGACCGTCAGCGCGACGAGTGGGTGCGGTTGGAGATCGAGAGCAATCCGCTGCCGATTTGTACGCGTCCTCAGGTGTTGCGTTCGGCACGCCGGACGTAATCTCATGACGGCCTTCGAGGAGGCACTGGATCCATTGTTTAGCGATCCGAATATCTCGGTCGAGATTTGGCATCGAGACTTTGAGGGGCTGTTCACGCGTGCGCGTGGCATATTACGACGCCCCGATGAGGTCACAGAGTTTGGTGCGGCGCGGCTCTTTTCCGAAACAGTTGTAATGGATGTTCGAGTGGGGGCCATTCCGGTGCCTCAGCCAGACGAGCAGATTTTAATCGGCGATGAAACCTATTTGATCCAAGGGGCGCCTAGGCGCGATCGAGAACGGCTTGTTTGGACGCTTGAATTGGTGCCGGCTTGAATTTTGCTGGCTGCAAGAGCGAGCAGCACTTGCAGCCAGCATCCTATCAGGCTTGGAGGTCTCCGCCTGACGGAACGAGGGAAATCATCTTATGTAGCCGTTTGAGGGATTCTCCAAGTGCGAGCTGACAAATTCAAGTTTTGAGTTTGTCATATACCTATACACTTTCATGCTAATCAGAAAATTACATTAAACGAGACAGTTTAATCAAGATTGGCTGGGTAAAGTTAATGTGGTCAGGCTAACGCGTATTGCCTGACCACTAACTCGGTGCAGCACTCCTCCCAAAGGCTGGACCCGGGTGGGCTCACACATCTGCACGTGGAACCACGAGAGTCGGTTACCTCAGGTAATCTGGATAGTCCATTGCAAAAGTCGGATTTGAATTGGCGCGGTGGCGTTTGGGGGGGGAGGGACGCCACCGCGCTTGGCTCAATTTATCACGTAGAACGAATGTTGAGCTGCGATTGTACCTAAGTGGCGTCGCATCCCAGTCAAGGCGCTTCACAAAATTGGGTCCATATCGGTGAAACTCGGCTTAGAGATGTCAGCGAATATCGCGACTTTAATGACGTTGGAAATTGAGGCCGGTCAACGTGCCGTGTCCGCCGCAATGTCCGATACGACCCAAGAGCTGAAGCGATCTTGGCGGCAACAGATCCAATCGGCTGGTTTAGGTAGCCGGCTTGCTCGAAGCATTCGCTCCAAAACCTACCCGAAGGGCGGGGTCAGTCTGAATGCGGCGGGCCTTGTTTGGTCTAAGGCTCCTGAAATCGTCGGGGCGCATGATACGGGTCCATTGATACGGTCGCGCAAAGGGTTTTGGTTGGCCATCCCATTGTCGGCCGCGGGTCGGGGGCGAGGCGGTCGTCGACTGACCCCAGGTGACTGGGAGAAGAAAACGAGCCTTCGTTTGCGTTTTGTCTATCGTCGTGGAAAGCCGGCGCTACTCGTTGCTGACAAGGCGCGGATTAATACGCGTGGGATTGCCATGCCGTCGCGGGCAAAAACAGGGCGCAACCAGGTCAGCGCACCCATCTTTGTTTTGGTTCCACAAGTTAAACTGAGAAAACGTTTGGACCTGGCGCGAGACGCGAACGCACTCAGAGCAGGGCTGCCCTATGCGATTGTCAAAGCGTGGGCACATGACAAACTCTGGAGAGAAAAAAGAAAACGGCGCCCTGGGAGGAGGTAGGACGCCGTTTTAATCTTACGGCTCTTGGGAGGAGGAGAAGAACCGTTTATGAGATTAATTTATGCTGCGCCTGCAGCATTGTGCACCCTGAGTTTTGTCAATGCGGCCATGCACCTGTGGCATAGCTCGCAGGGTTTTGGGAATTGGTAGGCCCGGCAGGACTTGAACCCGCGACAAAAGCGTTATGAGCGCTCTGCTCTAACCAACTGAGCTACAGGCCCGCCATAGGGATGCAATGACAAAACTCAAATGTGAGATCAACGGTAAATGACGAGTAAAAGAGAAGCCGTTTTGTCTGCCCTGT